AAAACATATGGTTGCAATTAGACCCTACACAGTATCTCCTCAATACCTGTGCACAATAAATGATTCATTTGATGAATTTTACCAAGAAAAAAATCCTATTCAAATAAATTTTATAACTGGATGGATTAAAGATAATGAAAAAGATTCTGGTGGTATATTAGGAAGCGTAAATGATTTTTCAGACTTTAAGACAAGGTCTACTTATTTAATAGATTATATAGATATGCTAGAAAGTCTAAATAGAAAAATTCCAGACTATTATATATCTGTAACAAATAATTTTACATTAGAACTTGCTAAAAAATATAACAGTAAAATAATAATTGATCAACTTCATTTTAAAAAAAATAAGTTTAACATTTCTGATAAAAAAGTAATGGTTGTGGTACATGCAAGCAATAGAGATGGATCTTTGAAAGATTATGAAGAAATAAAAAACTTTATTCTTGAGTTGGAGTCTGCGGGTGTAGAAGAGGTAATATTTCCATCTGGAGATCCAGACCTTGAAAAGCACATTATCGGCCTTGTACTGTCACTTAAGAGTAATTAGATCTAGCCACTCATTTGTGGTAGAATAGAGTATGGTCGTCCTCAAGCATACAAAAAATCTTAACTTGTTTATATGTGAAGAAGAGTTGTGCGAGGACGAAAGTACACAGGTATGGGCAAGTTCTGAAAGTAGAATTGTAGACCTGTGTGATCTACACTATAATGAAGCAACAAAAAACAAGGAGAAATAAAATGAACGAACAAATTAAAGCAGTACTAGCGTCATACGGAAGATCAGTTCTTGGTGCAGCAACAGCGTTGTATGCATCTGGAGTAACAGATCCACAGACACTGGCATACTCTTTACTAGGCGCACTGGTGCCCGTTGTATTGAGAGCAGCCAACCCTTCAGACACGGCATTTGGAAGAATGCCTTCAGTTGATGAGGTTGATGCAGCAGTTAAGTCTGCAAAGGTAGTAAAGAAGGCTGCTAAGAAGGCTCCTGCAAAGAAGTCAGCAGCAAAGAAGTAGTAAATTAGATTGGCAGGTCTGTTTATTTGACAGGCCTGCTTTTCTATGTTATAATATTGTTACCTGCCCAATATGGGGGGAATTAACTTATTCGCTTGAAAGGGGAATAACATGGTAACAAAGTACGCTATGGATCTATTTAATGATCCTTTTTTTATTGGCTTTAACAGAGAGTTAAATCGCCTAAATACTGCACACAAAACAAACTCACAGTCATATCCTCCGTATGATCTTCTTAAACTAGATGAAGACACATATCAGATCTCGCTGGCTATTGCTGGTTTTTCAAAGGAAGATATTGATGTATCCGTAGATAATGGAACACTAATTATTAAGGGTGAGATTGTAGAAGTAACAGATGCAGAGGTAGTTCATAAAGGCATCGCAGGAAGAAAGTTCGTAAGATCTTTTGCACTGGGAGAATATATGGAAGTAACTTCTGCAGAACTTAAGGATGGCATGCTGCATGTTCATGTAGTACGCATTGTTCCCGAAGATAAAAAGCCCAAGTCTATTAAAATTAAGTAGTATAATAGATAACATTCCGCTCTAAGACTTTAAAAGGTTTTACAACGGATGCTCCTATGAGTGGAGAGTTGGCAGGAGTTGAATCTTCGTGGCTAATAGACCTGAGCAGTCGTCTATAAACTGCTCATTTCCTATGCTACAATATAATTGTCCCACACAGGACCTTAGTGATGGATTAGTTACCCATTGGATAGAGACCGTGGCGCAAGTCAGGTGAATTGCTTGTGTGGGACCTAATATTTTTGCGGTATACTTAGATCAATGACTGACAAAGAGTTAGACCATTATAATAAGCAGCAGTATAAGAAGATGCTTGCTAAGATAAAAGAGGATTCTGGCTGTGTAGACTGTGGAATCAGTAATCATATTATCTTAGATTTTGACCACATAAGAGACAAGAAATACAATGTCTCAAGGATGATCCATGATGGTTTTTCTTGGAAGGCTATAAAGAAAGAGATCGAAAAGTGTGAGGTGGTTTGTGCCAACTGCCACAGAATCAGGACTCATAACAGACTAAACGGCATGCTATAATGGTTATATGCTAAAAGAAGGCGACTTTGTCATGGGATCAACCTCTGAGGGGGTTGTGCATGGTGTTATAGAGCACATCATGACTGAGGGTGGGATACTTGGTACACCTGGATCAGAATATGCTTTGGTTTCAATGCCACCAGAAAACCCAGCAATGTCAGTTAGAATACACAAAGAAGAAAACGGTACATGGAAGCCAACAGCATACAGTATTGGTATGATGTACAAGGATGCTGAAAAAGCAGATATGGATAATCACACAATGGATTCAGAAGTTGCTATGGCAATGTACGACTCACAAATAGGCAAGTCGTATCATGAAGAAGAAGAAAAAATTAAAAAAGAGTATGAGGGCTGTGGCTGTCCAATGTGCAAAGAACTAAATGTTACATGCGAAGAATGCCCACAGTGTCAGGCTGGAGAAATGAAATCAGATTGCTGTGCTAATGTAAATAAGCAAGCACCTTGCTGGGATGGATATGTACAGCGTGGAATGAAGCCAGGGGCAAACGGTAGACCAGTTCCTAATTGTGTACCTGCCGCAAAAGCAGATGATCTTTTTGAAGATGATGACACAGTTGAATATGAAACAGATTCAGTATCAAAGGCTGAAGGCTACTCACCACCAGCAGGAGCAAGATCTGCTGCTCGTAGAGCAATTAAGTTTAAAGAAGATGGTAAGGCAACTGGTGCAGGAACTGCAGTTGGTTGGACTCGTGCAGGCCAGTTAGCAAGAGGAGAAACTATTTCTCTTAGTACTGTTAAAAGAATGTTCTCTTACTTCTCACGACACGAAGTAGATAAGAAGGGTAAAGACTGGGGTAACTCAGCGAACCCATCTAACGGATACATTATGTGGTTAGCATGGGGTGGAGACGCAGGCTTCTCATGGTCAAGAGGAATTGTTAATCGTGAAAAAGACAAGGCTTTGTTTGCTGATTTCGGCAAGGATTATACAAAGTCACAAAGAGAAAGACACACAATATAATGCCAAAGAAAAAAGCAGCAGCGTTTAATCCTATTCAGATTAAAGATGGATGGATTGTTAGATTATACAAAGATGGTCGCATTAAGTCTAAGATCGCACCATATGAAGTAAAGCATAAGGCAAAGTAGATGAAAGAGTTTCTTCATTTTACAGCAGACTGGTGCAACCCTTGCAAAAACATGAAGCCAGTAATAGAAAAGTTTATTTCAGAAAATTCAGACATAGAGTACACAGTTATTGATGTAGACAGTCAGTCTGACCTAGTTAAAAAGTATGAAATACAAACAGTCCCTACATTTATTTCAAAGATTGATGGAAAGATTCACGACAGAATTAGTGGGATTGCATCAGAGTTTAAATTAAAATCAATGTTTGGGTAGTTTTTAGTCATACCCAGGACCTTGTATTAAGCAGATAGTATTTTTGATAAAGCGTTCATAGTCGCTGCAATTCTTCCGATATCACGCAATTGATCAACACTGTATCCTTCTTGCTTTAATGTTTCATAGTGCGCTTTAACACAGAAATGACACTTTCCTACAATGGATGAGGCAAGAGAATAAGCCTCAAACTTAGCCTTTGTTGTTCCACCATGAGACGTAATGGCATTCATTCTAAGTTGTGCTGGAAGCCCCTTAAGATTTGAATCATCTGCCATTTCTATATAGGGATACCAAACATTGTTCTGTGCCATAATAGATCCTGCAGAAAGAGCAGCATTTTTTTCTACTTCATCAGTTGCATTTGCAACCAAGAATGCAAGAAGTTTTGAGTTACCAGTGGAAAATGCTGCAGCAATAGAAAGGTATAATGCCTGATCAGAATCAATACTAGATCTATTAATTACTGCATCAAGATTTAATCTGATGTCTTTGGCATATTCTGGAAGGTTTTCATTCAACTGACCAACCCATGACATTATAGTGTGTCTCCACCCAAAGGTCTGTTGCATGCACACAGTTCTCCAGTCTGAAGTGCATCAAGAACACGAAGTGCCTCATCTGCATTACGACCAACATCAAGATTGTTCACTGTAATATGTTGAATAGTATTTTCTGGATCAACAATAAACGTTGCACGATATGTTACACCAGATGAATGATGAACGCCTAGATCTCCAGCCAACTGATGTGCTGTGTCTGCAAATGCCCATGAGTTTGTCTTACGAAGATCGTCATGTGCATTACGCCATCCAATCTTACAGAACTCGTTGTCTACTGATCCAGTCATTAGTACAGCATCTCTATCGTTAAAATCATTTACAAGTGCATCATATGCGACAATTTCAGTTGGGCATACAAAAGTAAAGTCTTTTGGATAAAAGACAATGATCTTCCACTTTCCAGGAAATGAATCCTGTGTTAGTACTTCAAATGATGAATCATCATATGTTAATGCTCCAGGCTTAACTCCAGTAACAGCAAAGTTGCCTAACTTATCTCCGTTAGTTTTCATTTCTTACCTTTTCTTTTAGTTTAGTAAAACAAATTTAAGGACAATATAGTGTTGCAACACGCTACAAAAATGTTTCCCGACATAAAAATAGCGACCATATTGTCACATTACAATTA